GAGAGAAGAAGCGCAATGACTTAACAAGAGATCATAAAAATTCTACAGCCTATGTTCCTTAAACAATCCATATCAGACACGTGGGCAACTAAAAATTATACTAGCGGGTGGAATCAGTGTTTACACCATGTAGCTAGGCAGCTCTGTGGATTAAGCCATAAAGCGAAATCACCATTAAGACATGACTGAAAAACAGAAACTGTATCGCTCATTCTTGAGAGAACGTAACCGTGCAAAGCGTTATCGCAAACAGAAACATATTGAGAGCTACGTAAAAAAGAAAGTTTTGAAAGGAACACGTATAACACACAGAACAAATCCAGATTTTCTTAATGACAACAGTTTGAAATATACGCTCTGTGGTTTAGGTTGGGAACAGGATATTGATTCTGTAATGTTGTCTAGGTATGAAACGACTTGTATAAAATGTTTAAATATTATACAAACTAGAAAGTTGCCAGGGCATGATGACTATTTCTGGAAAACAAAATAGTTGCTTACCTACTTAACTACTATAATAGCCGCTTTTTTACTTAGTAAACGACGAAAAATCGGCGGAATCATTAAGGAATTCCCCGAAAAAGTAAAATACTCCCCGACGAGCGCCAGCGCGCCCTCGGGAGTGTCAGAGTGAGGGGAGGGGGCGACCCCCGGCATCGACCCTAGGGGAATCCGAAGAAAAGCCTTTATATATATATAGTTAGTAGTAGTAAGTAAGTAAGTAAGGACATAGTACTGATAGAGTATCAACGTAGTAAGACAAGTTTCACAGATATCGACTAACACAGGAGAAACTTTATGAGTATGGCACGGCAAAAAGGTAAGCGTGGTGAAAATGAAGCATGCGAATGGATATCAAAATACTTGTACTTTAATAAGCGTATGTTGACACGGAATCATAATCAAACTTTTATAGGTTGCGATATTGTTAGTCCACCGTTCATTTTCGAGGTGAAGCGCGTTGAAACGCTTCATTTAGACAATTGGTGGATACAAATACATAAGGTATTCACAGTTTTAAAAGATAATAACCAGTTGTTCATACCAGTCGTTATGTTCAGACAAAATAACAAGGCTTGGGAGTTTTTAATCTCAGCAGAGACAATTGGATCGGATGCAGGCTATATTCGGCTATCACAGATGGTATTCAAACAATGGGCGAAGCGTTATGTATGAACAGTTTACTCTTTTGAGTGTTACGCTATACAGAGTACATTGAGGAGATGGCATGTCCAAAATTGTACAATTTAACAAGGCATTGGCCACCACAATTCTTAGCAGAATGAAAGATGGCGAAACTGTGAAGGCAATTCTTGCAGATGAAGGTATGCCAACTAATAATACTTGGCTTAGTTGGATTAACGGTGAAAATGGCGCGCCGTCTTCATGGGAGCGTACTCACGCGCACGCGAGGCAACTTCAAGCTGATGCCTTCGCAGCGGATATAATCACGCTTGCCGACGGTGTTGACGACGTAGCGTTAGTTACAGCCCAACAAGCGGTCGATAATCTGCCAGAAGATGCGACCGCAACTGAAAAGCGTAGGGCCTTCTTCTACGCTAAGAAGCGTAGTGTGGAGGGTGCTAAGCTATCTATTGACGCACGCAAGTGGTCAGCAGCCCGTATGCGACCCTCACGCTGGGGTGATAAGGTAACATTGGAGCACAGCGTGGACCTAGAGACGTCAATCAAGATAGACCTAACACAGTTGCCTACCGTGCTACTAGAAAAGATCCTACTTCTACAAACAGAGGTCTCTGATGCCACGCACACCGAGTCTGATGAGGTAGAAGTTAAGCAACTAACGTCTGGCAATGGGAAAACTGATGCTAAGCCATGGGATTCACTATGATCAAGAGCGTTAGGCGTGTATGTTATGCGAGGGTGTGTGGGCAGCCCGTGCGAATGGCAATTGTGGTGAACTTGTTAGGCGATTGGTGTCCCCCAGGGGTAGTGACAACATTCCTCGGAGGCCCCCCGTCAGCGATACAAAAGACACCGATCACGTAGTTGCAAAAATGCACACAATTTTGAGGGCGCAACATAAATGAGTAGACAGCTCCAATTTTATTGCTTAAACTGCAAGTACAACGTTGATATTGAAACTAACCCTGGCAAAACTTGCAAAAATTGCAGAAGTAGTTACACGGTGATTCTTATTAACGATAGCAACATACCCGATCCGTCAGTATGGAGGTCACCAACGTTAAATGGCTGACTTCGCTTGGCAGTTCCAAGAGTTCATGTTTGAGCAGAGCGCTAAGCACTGGTCCGCAATAATCACAGAGATGAATCGCCTGTACGCGGAACGGAATGCTCAGAATGCTAACAATAATCCCGCCTAAGCCGATTATGTTCTATCTAAACTGTTTCACAGTATTGTGTGGACGAGGTAACCACAATTTATGTAGCGGGATAGCGCAATTGGGCATGTTTCTATCGCAACTTTGTACCTGCGCTTGCCATGAACAGATTCCTAGTGAGAGGTGCGGAAATGGGACATCACATTAACGCGGATGGCCAGTTCCAGAGCGATAAGTTCCCTGACTTGCCGCCGGACAAGATTGTTCTTAGCTTCAACGACTCAAGCGCAAAATCAGCGCTCCATTTATTCGCTTCACTCACAGATGACAAGGAATTGGCCGACGATATCTTGTTATGCCTGAGCGATTTTGCAAAATGGACGCAGCATGAACGCGATGTACGCACTGAGTACCTTGAAATCTTAGCAAGATACGATGACTTCAGCGCCTGATATTAAGCAATTAATGGAGAATCCTGACGCTCTCAAAGTAGAGCTGGCTACGCGCAAGCTTCGCCATTTTATTCCACAGGCGTGGCATATAGTCGAGCCTAATACAGAGTTCAGACCTAACTGGCATATCGACGCTATTTGCGATCACCTACAGGCTGTTTATGATGGTGAGATCAAGAATTTGCTTGTAAACGTGCCACCGCGATCAATGAAGTCACTTACGATTAGTGTGTTTTGGCCCGTGTGGTGCTGGATTAACAAGCCTTCTGTGCGTTGGCTCTTTTCAAGTTATGCGCTGTCGCTTGCTACTCGCGACTCTGTTAAGAGTCGCCGCATCATTAATAGTCCCTGGTTCAAGGAACGGTGGGGAAATCGGTTCAAATTAAGCGGAGATCAAAATGCAAAACAGCGATATGATAACAATCACGAAGGCTATCGCATTGCGACGTCTGTTGGCGGCTCTGCTACAGGTGAAGGTGGCGATTTTGTCGTCGTTGATGATCCTCATAATATTGTGGAGGCTGAGTCTGATATCATAAGGAACGGTGTAATGATCTGGTGGGATGAGGTTATGTCCACTAGACTTAATGACCCTGAAACTGGTGGACGCATCATAATTATGCAACGATCCCACCAATATGACCTTTCAGGGCATGTACTTGAGAAGGGAAACTATGAGCATCTTATGCTCCCAATGGAATTTGAGCCTAAAAGGCGTTGTACCACTTCAATTGGATTCAAAGACCCCAGGGAAACCAAAGGTGAACTACTATCGCCTCAGCGCGTCGGTCGAAAAGCTATTGACGAGCTCAAGGTTGCACTGGGCACTTACGGGACGGCTGGGCAACTTCAGCAAAGACCTTCCGCAAGAGAAGGCAACATGTTCAAGATCGACAACCTTAACATCGTTGACTCGATCATAGAGAAAAACGTAAAGAAGCGTTGGCGCTCATGGGACAAGGCTGGCACAGAGGCAGGTGGAGCCTGGACTGTGGGACTTCGCATGGGCAAGTACAGGAATGCTAGGAAAAATGGAGCGTTTGACGAGCGTGGTAAGGAACGCAATAGCAAATGGTTCATAGATGATATTAGGCGCGGGCAATGGTCATCTGGTAGGCGTGAGCAGATAATCCAACAAACTTCTGAACTGGATGGGAAGAAAGTTTGGATCGTCATTGAGCAAGAGCCTGGTTCTGGCGGTCTGGAATCTGCTGAGTCCACGTCGAAGGCGCTGATTGGTAGACACGTTGAGCTCGTTAGGCCGACGGGTGATAAAGAAGCTAGAGCTGATCCATTTTCTGTTGCCGTCGAGAATGGAGAGGTTGACCTACTACGTTCTACATGGACATTCGACTTTATCGAAGAGATGCGGCACTTTCCTCAGAGTAAGTTTAAGGATCAGGTTGACGCTGCATCACAGGCGTACAATAAGTTAAGTGTAGCAGGTAGAGTTCACATTGGATGATAAGCAAGAAGATTCTGTAAGAAATTTACGAAGTGTTATGTGTAAGGAATGCAACGTTTCACTCAGCGAGTGGAAAAGCGAGACTCCGTACACCGAGTGTCCGTTATGTGGGTGTACAGAATTTTATAGATCGCCATGGGGTGAGTAGTTGGGTAGTGGGTGACCCCTTAATCAGTTGCATGGGGGCTTCTGTTAGAGGGGTCACTCATTCCTATGAGGTAAATTGATGCGAACTAAGCCTCACTGGATTACAATGATCGCTGTTACACTCGGTGCTAAGTATGCACTGTGGAAAGAGAAGCGAAGACGCGCTATGCGTCGGAAAAACATCGTTAATTGGGATAGTTAATGTCAAAACATTGGTATACGCCGTGGCGCAAAGAATCTATTGAAACAAAAAACGTTACTCTTGGCACATCTACGGCGCTTGGAAACTTCCTGATACTTGGAACTGGAAACGCAGCGACTCCATCGACTGCTCTCTCACTATATGAGCAATCAACCGCTGTAAGCATACCGATTAACATGGTAGCGGATGCATTCTCTGTGCTTGAGCCGATGCTTCTCATTGATAGCAAGGTAGTCAAGGATCATGACTTGGTTAGGCTACTGGATAGGCCGTCACCGTATTTTTCACGCGAACATTTCTTGGAGATGTTGGCAAAAGAGTATTTGATCACTGGTGAGACGATGTGGGTTGCCCTTGGAGGTACTCGTAGACCGCCTATTGAGTTACAGCCGATTAGCGTGAAGAATGTGACGCTTACTGAAGGCATGAATGGATTGATCCACAGTATCCATGTAACTGGGAATACGTTGCCTGGAGTCTATAAGCCACAAGTGCGAAACAGTGTAGTGAAATATTATGATGGAGGGCTACGTGAGCTTACCCAAATCAGGAACTACTCCACTAAAAATAATTCACTACTACGTGGTCAATCACCTTTGCTCGCTGCGTCTAAAGAGGTACGGCAGCATATTTTGGGCGGAACGCATAACGTATCAATCCTTGAAAAAGGTGGTCGTGTTTCGTTGATATTTCATTTTGATCAGGACATGGACGATGAAGATTTTGAGTTGGCCAAAGAAAGAGTACAAGCGCAATATGGCGGCGCAAGCGAAGCTGGTAAGATAGGCGTTACTGCTGGCGGTGAGTTGTCCATTAAGGAGATCGGTGTTAATGCTAAAGACATGGATTTCTCTAACCTACAGAAGATGGCTATCAAAGCTGTAACGCTGCAGTATCACGTACCGTTGCCGCTAGTCACAGACGAGCGACAGACGCTTAACAATTACCGTGAAGGTAAGCTTGCTCTCTATGATGATGCGGTTATCCCGTTGTCCAGAAGGATTTTTGGTGGGCTAAGCGCTTCTCTGATACCAAGGTTTGGTCTTGATCCGAAGCGGACAAAGATCACGTTTGATCCAGACCAAATTAGCGCGCTGGTAGCTAGACGCAATGAAGAAATGATCAAGCGTAAGACTATTAACGTTGAAACTGATAATGAAATACGCGCTCTGATGAATCGTGAGCCGTATGAGGGTGGTGACGTTGTTTTGAAGAATGCCGGTATGATTGCAGCCGGCGTAGATGTATTTACTGAGGATAATGATCTTGATTTAATCGAGGATGTAGATGACTAACCATCATCGAACTCAGGTAGCAATAGATTTCAATATGAAGGTTATATTGGAGCGTAGCTTGCGCGCGCGCATGACGCGATTCCATTCTAAGATTGCTATATCTTTTACAAAATCTGTTGCCCGCAATACAGGCGTGCCTGATTTTGAAGTGTATACTCCCGAGCTTGAAAAAATATTGGAAGCACATTACATGCGAGTCGGTCGCGCTTTTGTTGATCGCGTCGATAGAATGATGAGCGATGAGAGTAAGCAATTGGTACAGGTCATCGAGACTAAATTAGGGCAAATTGCTATTAATACCATCGCTATAAAGGGTGTGTCAGCGATACCTGTGGTTATCGCGCGCCATTTTAGAGTGAAGGCGCTCTCTGAATCATCGAAGATTACACAGACGACTAAGAATCATGCTAGAAAAGTTCTAGATGAAGTGCGTAGGCAAGCTGTAAACGCTGCGTCTATCGGTGCGGAGCAAGTTCAGGTAGCTAGCGTAAGCGGCTCAATGTTCCGCATGAAATTGAATGGTAGACTGTCTGGAATCGTTAGGCTAAATACTAATGAGCCAGCTGAAGTTACCAAGCTAACCAAGATTCAACTACTTCGCGGTGAGCAGCCTTCAATAGCTGGTGGCGGTAGCAGTAAAGGCACAAAAACATGGGCAAATCAAGGTGATAGTAGGGTGCGTGTTACGCCTGACTCAAGATTCAATCATCTGTTTGCAGAGCAAACCGTAACGCTTAATAAGCCGTTCATAGTGAGCGGAGAACAATTGAGATTTCCAGGAGATAGTAGCCTTGGGGCTTCAATAGGCAATATTATCGAATGTAGGTGTAGCGCAACGTACGACATTGCAGATACCGTTAGATCAAGAAGATAATTGGAGCAAATGAAAATGGATATTATGGAAAGTAAGCGACTTGGCGGGCACATCGTTGAGACTAAGCAAGAAAAGCGCAACGGCGTACCTGTAGGTATAGTGGCCGGCCATATTGCTGTGTGGGAACCCGATAAAGGTGGGGTATTTGGTTTTCCAGATAGGTTCCGACCAGGCGCATTCCTAAAATCTTTGAGTGATCATAGGCAACGAAATAATAGACAGATTAGACTCAAGGATCACCATGGTAGGACTATTGGTGGATTCCCGATTGATACAGCACATGAAGATGCTATTGGACTGTTTGCTATTGGGGAAGTCAATCTTGAAACTCAACTTGGTAAAGAAGCATTTTCATTAGCTAAGCAAAATGTTATTACAGATTTTTCACTAGGCTTTATTGCTGTTGACGATAAAATTGAAGGTGGATTCAGGGATATTTTTGAAGCCATAATCATAGAGGGCAGTCTTGTAGATGAGCCTCTTAATAAGCGTGCGCAAATTACTGAAGTTAAGGTAGCTATCCAATTTCAAGATTTGCCACTTGCTGAGAGGCTGGCTGCGTGGAATCCAGCTGAGGCTAAGGCTAGAATTAAGAATTTCACTGAATCAAGAGATGTTCCGACTAATGACTTCAGAAATGCGTTCATTTGGGTGAATGAAGCAAAGAGCCAATCTTTTGATAGCTATCAATTGCTTATTGCAGATGTGGTCGATGGGAAATTGGTAGCTATACCACGCGCTATTTTCAAAGCAGCGAATGAAATAATCGCGAAAAATATTACAGTACCGGATGACTATGCTGCTGGAGTAGTCAAACACCTGGACCGGTACTACGCTAAGATGGGTCTAATATCCCCTTTCGGTAAAGATGAAAAGCAATTTTTCGGCAAAAAAGAAATCAAAAATTTCACGAAACGGGATATGGAGAAAGCATTGATAGATAGTGGTGCTTTTTCAAGAGGTGCGGCCGTTGAACTTTCGAGCAAGTTCAATGGATTGAAAGATCCTGAAAGTGCAGCTGATATACTCAGAGAGTTGAGTAAGATCAAATTTTGACGGCAGAGCTATTCTGCTCAGGTTCAGTGAGACGCTGATACCGTAGTGAATCAATCTTAAATGAAACATTTACTAGGAGCTGATAATAATGGAACCTCAGACAGTTGAAGAGATCATGACTGCCGTCACTGAACTTCGCAAAGAAGTTGAGAAGAAGGGCATGATTGATCAGGCAAAAGTCGAGCGTTTGAACATTGTGCTTGATGGTTATGAAGTAAAGAATCAACAGTTGACTTTGCTTGAGCAAAACGCGAAGAATCTTGAGACAGATATCAAGGAAATCAAGAAGCTCCGTGAAGAAGAGGCAGAGTCTAGCAACGTTAGGTCGATTGAGCTGAAGCAGCAAATCAAGGACATGGAAGCTGAAATTGCTCGTGGCATTTCGGCTACGGCAGCTGTTAATCCTGACGCGTTTCGTGATACGCCTGAGTACAAGTCGCTGAATTTGTACTGTAAGGAAGGTGAGCGTATCCTATTCCAAGAAGAGCACAAGGCTCTCTTGAGAACTGATAGTGCTGTCGATGGTGGCATCCTGGTGCCGACGGAATTGGATACACAAATTACGAAAAAGATCGTTGAAATTGATCCGATTCGTGGAATTGCTCGCATCAGAAGCATTTCTGGCAAGTCAATGGAGCTGGCGATTCGTGCAAAGATTCCTGTTGCGACATATGAGGGTGAAGCTGATTCTGGTGATGATAGTGCCTCGGCTTACGAGTCGGAAACCGTCACGCCGTATCGACAGACTCATACTACGCCGATCACCAAGGACATGCTGATGGATGCAGCTTTCGACATGGAGTCGGAAATTGCTGGCGATGCTGCTGAAGCATTCGCTTTCGGTGAGGGTAACGGTTTTGTTGTTGGCACTGGCTTTAAGCAGCCTGCTGGTTTCATCATCGACGCTCGAACCGTTGCCGGTGCACGCCAAGGTGTTGGACTAACATCCGGTAAGATTTTTGAAGATGATGTTATTTTGCTCAGTGGTGACCTAAAAGTTGGTTACAATCCCACATATGTCATGAATCGGCGCTCTCTTGCTGCGATTCGTGTACTCAAGGCTACTACAGGAGCGTTCCTGTGGATGCCTGGCTTGAGTGGGCCGGTCGCCAATACGCTCAATGGTTTCCCGTATGTGCTTGCGAATAGCATGCCGGATGAAGCCAATAGCGCTTTGGCTGTTGCGTTCGGTGACTTCCGTCGTGGTTACGTCATCGTTGATCGTACCGGGATGAGCGTCATTCGTGATGAGGTAACTCAGAAGCGAAAGGCAATCGTTGAGTTCACGATGAACCGATGGAACACAGGCCTGGTTGTGCTACCCGAAGCGATCAAGCTTCTCAAGCTCATGGCTTAATAGGAGATCCAAAAATGGAATATGATATTCATTCCAATCTGAAAATCGTACATGCTATTGCGCCTGCGGTTAACATTGCTAGTGTTAATGGCGCTGCTATAGATGTGCTTGGTTTTGAATCAATCGAGTATATCATTCACGTTGGCGCAGCATTGGTAGGCGGTGGATTTGATGTGACAGTTGAGCAATCACCTGATGATGGTTCTGGTGCGTCGACTGGAGTTTGGACTGCTGTTCCTGCAGCTGAAACTCTTGGAGTATTGCCAGTCCTTGTAGCCACAGATGCGAATAAGGTGCTTCGCGTTGGCTCAATTGGCAAGGAGCGTCATCAGAGAGTTGTCATTACTGAAACTGGGACGGTCACTGCCGGTGTTACTGGTGCGGTTGCAGTTCTTGGTAACCCTGTTACCAAGCCTGTTCCTGATCAATCGACATAGTGTGAATGGGTGGGGCGTTGATACGGAGTGATTCGTTCTTCGCCCCACCTGTTAACCCGCAAGTTAAAATATCGGAGAAGGGTATGAAAGTACGATTTTTGCGAAGTGGTAGGCAGGCGTACACCAGCATTGCGGCTGGTCAGTTTGATTTTGTAGAAGACGAAACGATGGAGCTTCCTGAAGTTGACGCTCTCGTGATGAAGAAAGCTGGTAGCGCTGAAATTTTGAGAGATGAGCCTGAGCATGAAAAAGCTGATCCAAGCGTCAAGGCACCAGAGTTGGAAGGTGAAAAAGGTGAAACGAAAAGTGACGCGACTGGCGACTCTACTACGAATGGTGACGCGAAGCCTTGGGACTGATGGGTAACGTATGGCTGACGCATTTATGTATGAGTTGTTTCCAGCAAACGCAGGTACACTGCCTATAACACTCACTCGTGCCAAATCATATTTAAAAGTTGAAACCGATGAAGACAACGCTACTATTGCGGATATGATAGCAGCTGTTGTTCAGTTTGCTGAACGATATACTGGCAGAGATTTGCGTAAGAAAACTTGGAATCTGACAATTGATAAGTTTACTGATAGAATTTGTTTGAGAAAAAGTCAGATCAACAGTATATCCAGCGTACAATATACAGTTGATGGTTCGCTTGTTACGATTGCTAACACAGTGTACTATCTCAAGAAAGGTTATGGATTTAGTGAAGTATTGCTTCAGGACGGGAAAACTTGGCCTACTGATTTGGATGATGTAGAAGCAGGCATTCTAATTATTTTCTCTACAACGATTCCAAGATATATTGAACAATATAAGACAGGTTTGCTAGAGCATCTTGCTTTTTTATATCAGAATCGTGGTGACTGTAATGTGGATTCCGCTGCAGTGAAATCCGGCGCGATTCAACTGTATGGTCAAGGTCGTATTCAACGAATATGACTAGAGAAGAGATCAAGAACAAATACGTTGAAGCTGTTAGAGTCAGTGGAAATTCTGATGAAGTTCAAGGTCATTGGTTTGTGTATCTCGCTGATCTTTTCAAGAAATTTGGTGATATAGATATATTTTTGGAAGTGAGGCAACGAGGTAGAACCGCAAGTGGAGCGCTGGATATAGATTTCCTTGAGAATAGAAAAACTGTTAAGGAGCTGTTTGACAATATCCAAACTGATTGTGCCGACGCTTATGCTATTGATCTTACTAAGGCTGGAGTAGCCTCAATTGATCTGGACGATCCAAGATACAAATCAATCAAGCGTAGAGCAGCGTTTGAAGTCGTCAAAGCACTCACAGGCATTGTAAATCCTACTGATAAAACAGAAGTTTGTGTAGCGTTGGCAAATACTTGGTACAGATGGGTAGAGTTGCTTCACAATCTCTACGGTTTACCTACAGTTAAAGTCCTTGAAATTTTGATACACGCTGAAAGTGAAGCTGAGCAAATTTCGTTAGACGCAGGGAATTTTGAGACTGCAATTACCGCGAGCGAGCGAGCTAAATTGGAAATATTGGTTAGATGACAACTTTTGTTCGCCATGATAATGAAATTTTGATTCCTACACCGATCCCACCTTTTACGTGGAATTTAATAGAATTATCGGGGCTTCTTGTAAATCCTAACGCTATAGGCGTAGTGACTAGATTCAGGACTAGCGTTGGTGTAACCAACGTTAAGACTAGAGAAGTTGGAACAACTGTTGTTACGCTCTCTAATAAGCTTCTTGCCGAGATGTACTATACCTGGGCAACATCGTTAGGTGGTGGTACAACTATAGAGGTTAGGATTGATTTGGATCCTACGACTCCAGTTGAACTATTTTTAATTGGAGAAATATTGCCTGGTGATGGTGCTGTTTTACATGATATACCACCGACTATCCCACTTGTAGAGCCTTGGTTAACTTGGATGGATTTCCAGCCGACTCCAGTAGGTGGAGATGTTATCACTGATATTGGAGCTGTGATTGTAAGGTCTATTGGAGATGGCGGCCAGCTTGGATTCAGGGAGCGATCAAGCGTAGATTCAAATTGGATTGCTAGATGGGAAGGTGGTGCTAGTTGGTGGGTAATAGGTTTGGATAGTAGTGGATTTTACCAAGCCTTTACTGGTGGAAAAACTAACGGCAACGCATTTAATACTTTACATGAAGTAGGCTATGTCAAGAAAAGTCCAGCTAATATAGTGACAATATTAAATCCAGTTGATATGGGGCTACCTGTACAACTTAATTTTGGAGTGATGGATTTCACAGGACTTGTGCCTGATGATACAAAGGTAGTTGGTGGTAGGATGGGGAATTTTTCTACGCCAACTAATACAGCACTAAGAGGTTACGCAAGAAACAAAAACAGTGCTGATGATACTCATATTGATATACAGAAGGGTAATTCTGTTAGAAGGCATATGCAACATTTGCATATGAATCTTGCTTCTGATCTCCAAGCTGAATATGAGACAGAAGAAGCCCAAGTTGATTATGCTATTACATGGTATGAGTTGCCACCTGGTGATCCAATTCTAGATACTCCAGGAGTGATAGAGTTTGAAAGCAAATCTCTACAAAGTGTTTGTTTTGAACCTGCGAGTCTTTAATTATGGTTGAATTTGAAAGCAAATCTTTACAAACTGTTAGTTTTAAAGCTGAGAGTTCACAAATCGTTCGACTTGAAACCAATAGTTTGAAAACTGTTCGCTTTGAACCAAGTTCATTACAGCCAGTAGTGATGTCGGTGGAGACTTTGTAATGGCACGCGTATTGTACAAGCGATTTACAGATCGACAAATTAGGGCAGTAGCACCTACTAATGTTCTTGTAGATCCTAACGTTCCGCTGAACGATGCTGCTGGAGCAAGTTCATTTTTTAACGTATATGATCCAAGTATAGATGAAGTCCTAACGGTTGCGCTATCTGTGCCTGTAGGCTTGATTAGTGTAACTAATGTTGGTATTTTCAAACAATTTGACAATATTGAGATAACTAAAGATGATGGTACAACTGAACTTACTGTTGTTAACGCTATTAATATCCCCTTAGGTCAAATACTTATAGCGCCATCTGTAACTGGGCCATCAGCTGTTGGGAATAGAGTTAGGAAAATATTGGGTGCCCAAGTTATAATGACTGAGTATGGAACAGCAAATTTAAATACTCGCACTTGGGGATATCAAGGGCTATTCGATGATGATCATCCTGCTTATAATGACCCACGTTCTAAATCAGGCTTTGACATAGAAGTTGAAATCCGTTTCACGGGCGGGATTGGACTCAAAGCGTTTGATGTTATTTGTGCCACTATACAAGAGGATGACTGTGGCTAAAACGTTGCTTCTCAGAAAGCGTCGTGAGCCTTGCCTTGGAGATTTGCGTGATCGCATACATCTTCACGATAGAGCAATCCAAGCGCCGATCTTTGGGAAGGCTGATTCCACAGAAGAATTTACTGGGCCTAAAATAGTTTGGGCAAGCGTTAAAACTGTATCAGGTAAAACTATTTTCACTGGTGCAAATATTGATGTAGCTCTAAGTCATGAAATTATCATCAGATATGACGATAAAGTGACTTCAGAAACTTGGGTTGAATTTGAAGGTAAGAATTTCAAGATTGTTAACGTAGAAGATTTGGATGAGCGTCATGATTTCCTAAGGCTTCTGTGTACGGAGCGCGGTGATAAGGATTTGGGAGCGGCTCAGGCATGAGCATCGTAGGCTTTGAATCTAAAATTGGGAACAATAAGGTGTTCAATATTATTAATCAACTTAAAAATAAAACTAATATTGCGATTCGTGAAACTTGGTTTTCGCTAGGTAGAGATTTGAAGCATGAAGCTGAGCGTGAAATTTTAAGACGCCAAAAATCTGGTAGAACATATATTGTTAGAATAGCTGGAGGCAGACGTAGGCGGCATATAGCATCAGCTCCAGGCGAAACACATGCTAATTTGTCCGGCAACTTACGTAAATCTGTTAGCTGGAAAGTGCATGGTGCCCATAGAATGGATTTTGGATATGGATTTTCAACTACTGATCAAAATCGTGCGCCTGAGTATGACGCGGCTATTGAATTTGGTCGTAAGGATGGTCACATTGCGGCTCGCCCAAGCATTGAGAATTCTATAAACAGGATAAAGAACATCACGAACAGTCATTTTGAGCGTGCAATGCTTAAAGAATTTAAGAGGGCTATGTGAGAGCTTCTGATATAGTCAATCAGTTGAGCGTGCTATTGCCTCAACTCACAGACAAATTTACGACTGACGTTGCTGCTAAAAGTATAAGCAGATCTGGTACAGTTATGACGGCTGTATGTAACGATAAGCATAAGCTACAGCCAGGTCAAGCGTTTGCTATCGTTGGAACTGACGTTCCTATTCCTATTTCATCTCTAACAAGAATTGGAAAGATTACTACGCTTGTAACAACTACTGATCATGATCTTACCAATCGAATTGCTAAAACTATCAGAATAACTGGCGCATCAGAGGCGCAGTTTAATGGTACGTTTACAAGAATCAATATTGTAAATCGCAGGACGATTACTTTTACAACAGTCGGTACAAATCTTGTAACTATGGATAGTGAAGCTTCTAAATGGGCTGAATTTAACGTAGACTTATTTGATGAGTCAACTATAGTTGCTCCAGTTCTATCACCAGGATCTTTAAAGGCTGTTTTTAATACAGCTGTTGTACAATTTAATGTATTTAGAGATTTTGTTCCATTTGTTGATATATCAACTTCTACTGCTCTATCATTTTGGATATATGTAGATTCAGCTACGCATGCAAATCTAAAAGCTACTAATACGATTAGTATAAAGCTTGGTAGTGTAAATGGATTAGGATCAGATTGGAATGAATATAGGTTTAATTCTAGCTCTATACCATCTGCTAATACATGGACGCAACTATTTATAGATATTGTAAATGATTCGCCCACCGCATCAAATGGCACAATAGATTTAACTAAAATACGTACAATAAAGCTTCAAGTTATTGGAACTGTAGCTTTTGCTATTGGTGATACAACTTATTTTGATGATGTAGATACGCATAAAACGGTAGCCACTGGATCTCCTGTGCTTCGCGATGCTGAATCTGCGCTTAGAACTTATAACACGACTCATAAAGTTGATTCAGTTGTAGATGAGGTCACGTTCAAGTTCGCTCATTCAGTAGTTGGATTGCCAGATCCAGATGGAACACTACTCATCAGGACTAAGCCGCGAATTTCATCTGGAATCAATATAGATCGAATAAAACAACTGTATACTGAACATGGAGTGGATACGTATTGGGCATTCGTTGTAATTGACGACGTTAACGCTTCACAGAGTAGGCTGATTGCATCGGATGCTCTAGATAATCAGCAGCGCAACGTTAATTACAGACAGCAAATCATAGAATCTTTTACGGTCTACGTTATAATTCCTGTTAGTGACGAGATAGCAGCGGTTGAATCAAGAGATATTGCATCGGATCTTCTAAGGCCATTTTTGAGATCCTTGCTGTTTAGTCAATTTAGCACGGGGTTGTATGCCGACAAATTGAATAGAGTCCAATTTACTGGACACGGCGTAAGAGATTATGATACTTCCGTGTACATTCATGCTTATAGCTTTCAGCAAGTTGCTGAGATTTATGAAGAAGATACTGTTGGGCCTGATTTGGACGTCGCGATGAGAGACATAGATTTCAAAATGTTCCTTGATTTCGGCACGCAAATAGAATTTTTACGCGGCACTCCAGATCTTGATGATACACCGTTATAGGAGATGTGATGATTGATATCAAAATCAACAAGCCCTTTCTAGGGTATCATGTTGATCAAGTTATCGCTATACAGACTGATAAAGATGGTACGCCGTTAGATTTTTTCTGGCGACGTAGGCTCAAGGATGCAAAGATAGATAACTGTTGCGAAATTGTTAAGTCAGCGACGAAAAAGAGCATTGTCTCTGACAAAAGGGAGAATAAGTAATGGGCCAGACCCAAATTCTACAGCCTGATGTCACATTGACGCTGGTTAATGCAGATCGCGAAGTCAGCAACAAGCTTCAGAAGGTGCTTATCGTTGGCCAAAAAGTTGCGGCCGGTAGTGCTGCTTCAGGAGTGCTAGTGAAAAATATATCTAGCACTGGTGCTCCTGAGAATGCACTATTCGGAATCAATTCTCAAGTTGCGGCGATGATTAGAGCATTCAAAGCTGTTAATCCTATCGTTCAAATTGATATTATTCCACTTGCCGACGGTGCCGGAACTGCTGGTACAAAAACCATAACGATCGTTGGTACAGCTACTGAAGCTGGAACATTGGTAGTAGTAGCAGGATCTGAAACGCTACACAGATATGAAGTTGCTGTGGCTAGTGGCAATACTGCTACCATTATTGCTTCTTCTATTGTTGCTAAGATTAATGCTGATACCAAATGTCCGTTTACTGCATCAAGTGCTATCGGTGTTGTGACTCTTACTGCTGATAACGTAGGTACGGTAGGTAATGATCTTGGAGTTGAGGTTTCAGGATCTATTGCTGGTGTTACTGGATTTGCTGTAGCAGTTGGTGTATCTGGAGCTACTGATCCTGCGTTGACCGGAATTCTCGACGTTGCTACTGATAGATACCAAGGTATTGTTTGGCCGTACAAGGATGGCAGTGCTATTGATACTTTGCTTCTGTACTTGGATGCGCGATTTAATCCTACAAATGCTATCCTTGATGGAGTTGCGTTCATCAATCTTGATGATACGCATGTGAACGCGCTTGCGGCTGGGAACGCCGAGAACTCAGAGAGCCTGGTTCTTTTCGGTGATAAGATTGAGAGTGAAACGAATTACAAAGGTCCGGCAATGAATGAGCCTTCTTATTCCAAGTCGGCAACTGTGGCTGCTATTAGGTCTTTGCGTTTGACTCCTGATGCAGCTATTGCTAGGTATTTGACTAGTTCGGCGTCATTGGATCAGTTCGGTGGGCCTGCGCTAGCTTCCTTGCCTTATTTCAATACTCCAGTGCCACAGTTCCCTCTTATTGCTACAGGTAGAGGTTGGACCGCTGTTGAAATTACTCAACTAGGTGATGCAGGGGTTTCTGTTATTGGGAATAACTCTACTGGTACCAATGCATTGATCGGAGAGATATTCACAACGTTTAAAACTGATCCTGCTGGCAATCCTGACGTCACGTTTGAGTTCCTGAACTATGTGGATACATCTAGCAACGTTCGGGAATACTTCTTCAATAACTACAAGAAGAGGTTTGCCCAGTCAAGGCTAACAGAAGGCTCTGTGAGTCGTGGTCGAGACATGGCAAACGCAGTCATCATTAGAGCATACACTGAACAGCTGTATAAGGATCTCGCCGGGCCCAATTTCGTTTTGGTACAGGATGGAGAGACAGCGTTCAAATTCTTCAAGAAGAATGTTACTATTGTTCTTGATCTTGCTACTGGAAAGGTTACGATCACGATGTTCGTTCCAATCGTAACACAGCTACGCCAAATCATTGCGACGCTCAAGATCGCATTCGATACAGAGGGATAACCATGATTCAACTATCTGATGCTACAGTCCTCGTCAATGATGAGGTTATAGCGATCATGCCTAACAGCTTGAAGTACACTGAAGGTTTCGGTGAACAAAACATGAGAGCTGCGTCCATAGGTGGTGGAGCTGTCGAACAAATTTATTCGAGAAACGTTGAAACGTCCTTGAGTAAAACTATGTTCGAGCTGCCTACCACTCCTGAGAATGTTGCTTTGCAGCGTGAGTGGAAATCAAATGGGAACAAAAACGTAGTCCAAATTGCTGGGTCAACTGATGAAGGCGAAGTAACGCGCACATTCACACAGGCTGCTATGATCGGTGATCCAGAAATTGAAATCGCAAGTGAAGGAATGATTGCTATTGAGTTTGCGTCTAACTCAGCAATCTAATAGGAGATACACCCGCCAATGTCAGATACAGAATTGAAAACAGAGTTCAAATACGTTCTTAAAACTCAATTTAGCTATTCCAAGGAAGGCCAAGTACTTGAGGCTCAATTTATTGCTCTGACTGCTCCAACTTCACGCACTACTAATGAATGCGCAGCGTTGAAACAAGCGTTCTTCAGAGCGATGGGTGAACAAGAAGGTGGAGATGCTGATAAAGTAGATCCTGATTTCAATATCCAAGGCTCTGATGTGATGACACTGATTGCTATGGCCAAGGATGTGAATTTACCAGAGGTGCTTAACATTGGAAAGAAGTTGTTTCAGCAACCTGGAATTGCTTTGATTGATGGAGAAACTAAATTTGGTAACGAGTTGATGAATCGAATGAGTGTTGATGACCTTGAGGACATGCTAGGTGACTACCTTGTAAATTTTATACTAGCTGCTTCACTTCAACGACTTCGCGAGAAATCCGTAAAGGGATCGCAAATTTAATGGTATTCTTTGAAGGCGCGTTGGGATACACAGAGTTGAAAAATATGCCGCTTGTAGAAATTGCAGCACTACAAGTAGAGGCACAACGTATTGCCGCACTTAGGAATAGGAAGAAATAATGGAAATGATGAATGGAATTCCTAAGGCACTCATTGATAAATTTCTTGCTACGCCAAAGCATAGAGAAGGTGACTGTGTAATCTGGGATGGACCAAATATTCGTGGAGGATATGGAAAAGTTAGTGCTGGTGGTAATCGAATTCCTGCACACGTATTAGCATATGCTATGTCGCATGGTTCACCATCTAAAAATTATGTTCTTCATTCTTGTGATACTCCACCATGTGTCAACCCATCTCATCTAAGAGATGGAACTCAATCAGAAAATGTAAGAGAAATGCATGCTAAAGGCAGGTGTGATAGAAAAGGTGAAAAGCATGTGAATGCTAAGCTCACTGAAAAAGATGTTTTGGCAATAAGAAATGATTTCAGATATCAAAATGATATCGCATTGGATTATGGTGTTTGTCAAAAAACAATTTCACGTATTAAATGTCGAGAAAATTGGAGCCATATAAATGCCTAATCGTGTGGTGTTCGAGTTTTTAGCCAAAGACAAGTTCACTGCTATTTCTAAAAAGATAGCAAATAATAACGCTAAAATGAGGCAGTCATTCGGTAAACTGAAGAAATCAGTTAAAAAAGCAAGCGTATCTTTGAAGAAATACTCTGGCCAACTAAAGGCTATGTCTTTAGCGGCTGGTGTAGCTGTAGCTGGATCTCTTAAAGCGTTTGGTGATATGGAACAAGGCTTGACTAATGTTTTTACATTACTTAGCGGAGATGAGTTAGAACAATTTGGTGGGAAGCTCACAAAACTTGCTAAAGGTTCATTAACGGAGTTTGGATTCACAACAAAAGAGGCTACAGGCGCGTTATTTGATGTCGTATCAGCTCTAGGCATGAGTGAATCGACGTTGGAATCATTTGATGCTGCTCAAAAACTAGCAGTAGGCGGTAATGCAGATTTGGCAGTATCTACTTTGGGTATTGCTAGAATCATGACAGCGTATTCTGAAGAACAGTTGAACGCTACGGAAGTAGCTAACGGTTTTTTTGCTGCGCAAAAAGCTGGTATAACTAATGTTGAAAAGATGGCTCGCAATATTGGTAAGGTAGGTAAAATTGCGAGCTTGTCAGGGATAAGTTTCAAAGAATTGCTTGCTACAACTTCCATACTAACAAAATCGTTTTCAACTGAAGAATCTGTAACTGGATTCAAAGGCTTGATCAATTCGCTTACTGCAGCTACTGGTGACTCTGCCAAGATGCTGCAAAAATTCAATATTCCAGTTACAGTTGCTGAATTGAAAACTGTAGGGTGGATTGAGACTCTCAAAAGATTGAATATAATGAACGAAGAGAATGTCAATAATTTGAAAATTGCAATCCCAGCTCTAGAAGGTTATAGATCTGCTGCTGCGTTGATGGGCAAATCTATTGGGGAAGTCACAGATAATATTGCATCTATGAATCAAGACCAATTAGATACAGCCTTTTTGATGCAAATGGAAACGTTCAATAAGGCGGCAGCAATTCTTAAGGGTAATATAGTTGTTCTTGCTGTAACCATTGGTGAACAATTAGCTCCTGGATTCAAATTTATGGCTGACCAAATAAAAGTAGCAATTGATTGGTTCATAGGGCTATCTGATAATACAAAGAAATGGATTGGATATGGATTACTCGTTGTGGCAGTTGTATCAACTATAGCTATTGGATTAGTAGTTATGGCCACTGTGGTTGGAGCTGCCGCTGTAGCAATTGCTATTATTTTTGGTTTTATATTTAGCATACCAGGATTAATAGCTGCTATGATAATCGCTACACTTGCGTCAATTACTATCGCTGTTGTTAAATCCTGGGATCAAATAAAAGGTATAGGCAGCAAGATTGCTGATTTTTTTGGATTCGGGAAAGATAGTGATGAACTTGCTGTTACTGGAGCTGCTGACATAAATGCTTCAAGCAAGGCCACAGTTGATGTAAATTTTAATGATCCAAAAAATACAATCAAAAATGTACAAACCAAAACGAGTGGGAACACTCCACAGCTTGATGTTGGTGTAGCTTTGGTAGGCCAATCTTGAGAATCATAAGATGGTAGCTATTGAGCC